TCTCTTCCACAAGGAACACATTCTTCAACTGTAGGTAAAAGCGTATCATTGGATGATAATACAAACTCATTCATATAAGGATCATATCCTCCTAGCTTTTGTGTATTAAAAGAAGTATTGAACAGGTCTCTAAACCAACTACGCATACCTGCTTCAGATATTACAATTAAGTTTTCATTAGGTCCTGATGTTCCTCTTAGCTGTAATACTGCTCCACGCTTGGCATCAGTAAAGTATTTATCGTATCCATACACTGCAAAGCTCTCAGGGTTATGACTTATACCATACTCTTCAGGTCTTGCTATTTGCTGACCTAACACTTCAGGCACTGAGGTTACTGCTCCACCACCTACTGCATCACTTAACAAGTTCTTTCCTACTTGAACAAAAGATATTCTATCTTCTTGTAAAGCAAGTAAATCTGTTTTCCTTGCGTGTAATATTTCTATTGATCCATACGACTCCTCTAAGGACTTATAGTTAGCTAGCCCAAGATTAAACTCATTAAGTTTATTTACATTACTCACGCCGCTTACTATACCACTATATGTAATATCTGCAAACCTATCAGCTTCTTTATAGTCTTGTGCTGCTACCGCAGTCACTCTATTACCAAGACCAAATGATTTACCTATAAGCGAATCCTCAATCTTATAGCTCTCAACTCCATTACCAAAAGCAAAACAGTTAAAGAAGTCAAGATAAGCTACCCCTGCTGTGGTAGCACTTTGATCTACATTGGCAGGTTCATTTAGGTTTGTTTCTGTTAAATGAAAGCCATTAGCATCAATAGGATACGACAATGCTCCTTCATAAAATATATCAGGCGAAGTGTCTTTAGCTTCAGTCTCAAATACAAATGCTTCTCCTGCTTTAAATAGTTTTATGTGGCAAGAAATAGATGCTTTTTGAGATGCCAATATAGCAGGGGTGCAGGTTTGTGTTCCTGAAGTTAAAGCTAATACTAACTGATTATTTCCCGTAGACCTAACAAAAGTATATTTATTTTTAGATACTTGAGAAACAAATCCAATGGGAGTACTAGTCCCATTAGGTATAGGCAAAGGAATTGGAGAAGTAGTTGTTAGTTGCTGCGAAAATTTTAGATTGGAATTAGGATTGCTTGTTTGCCCTACATTAGAAATGCCTTGTGTCACATCAATAGAGTCTCCATAAAACCATTCTGCTAAACTTGTGTAAGATGCAGTTGAAACAAAAGTCTGATCAATAGTATATATTTCTTTGCCACAATTATTATTTCCGCTTCCCGTTCCATCTCTTCTAAATTCAATAAACATTTCAATTCTACTTCCTGCAGGCACATCATCATCTACATAATTAGCCCCACTTAAACTATTAAGAGTATACGCCATAGCAGGAGGGTTACTTGTAATAGTGTTTATAGAATCCCCTCTCTCTACTGTCTCAAGCCCATAATCAATAATAGAGTTTACCGTTGTTGTAGTAGCGGAAAAGTTTGTAGGGTTTAATTTCATATATACCCCTGCAGTAGACAAAGGTCCTGTGCCAACTGAAGGCTCTAAAAAGTTCTCAGGCTGTGCTTGTTTATCTAATACGGTTGTAAACACACAAGTGTTGACAGCTCCATTACTGTCTGTCTTTACTTTTAACTTATCTCCAACAGCAACTTTGTTTGCGTTTTCTCCTTCAAGTAAAAACCATATATAATTACTATTTGGATCATTGACAATAAATTGTGAAAGAATAGTTTCATAAGTATCTTGGTCTTGTTTCATTACCCACTTATACCTTTTTGCCCATGATGGGGCAAGCATAGTTTGATTAATAATAACCTTTACTTGATTTTGTAAATCTGAATTGTCACAAGGAACATGAACAGTATTTGTTTCATCACTTACTAAAGCAGTAGTAGCTCTATTAAATTCATCCATATACACAATACCCACTTCATAATCTCTATCACTATGCAGACTTTTTGCATTAGTAGTATTAAATAGTTGTGCTCCTGCTGTAACTATTTTATAATATTCAAAAACAGTAGCCGACCCATTTACATATGAAGCTGCTAGCAAAGGAATTTTTATTGTATTACTTCCGGCTGTTGTTGCTTGCCACATTCCTTGACTATTAGGGTGGGGTGAAAATCCCGTCAATCCTGTATTGGTCTTAGTATATGAATCTAAACTTCCCGGTAATACACATCTCATTCGATCTGTAAAAGAAGATCCTATACAAGCATTAGCAAGAGTGTCAATTTCATTGTATCCAATAGCATCTTTAAATTCCTGACTGTCTACCATTGCTTGAACTGATGTATAATCTTGTTGAAGATTAAAAGCCAAAGTAATAGTTTTATTGGTAGTTTTTTCAGTAGGAGCAGCTCCCGGACCTCCAAAACTATTATGAGTAAAAGTAATAGAAATAGAAAGAGTAGACCCTTGAGATAATATTTGACCTGTTAAATCTATATTTAATTGTGAATTTAATATAGTAGCCCCTCCTACATAAGGGGGCGTAAAAGCGGATTTTGTTATAGTTGATGGAGGCAGGTCTGTAAAGTCTATAGTATCTGTGTGAAGCTCTGTAACATAATTAAGTCTTAAATCATTTTTGTTCTTGTCTATTAAATTATATCCATCTACATAATTTCCATACATCAAACGATTACCCATTATGCTTTGTGCCTTTGCAAATCTTGGCACATTGTCATATAGTCTTAATATCTCTGATGAAGGCAATACTGTATATATACGGCTATTATCAAACTCAAATGTTGTATCAATATTATCTGATAGTACTTGAGTGCCATTCTCAAACTTCTCAATCTTCTCAATAACACGAATAGTTGTGTTGTCTGCTTCTTTAAATAGTAAGTCAATTCCTTTAACCAAAGGTCCTCCTGTATTATAAGTAACCTCTGCGGTATTAAAAAGATTAAGCATTCCCTCATTTAAGAAAGTGCCTAGGTTCATTGCAAAAGGCTTGCTTGAGAAGGCTACATCTGAAAATTGTGATGTGGCACTATACTCGTTGTCTTCATATCTATATCTATATGCAAAACAAATAAATCTATTTTCTAAGAAATTATCTTGAGATCCTGAATTAAACAAAGTAAAGCTAGGAGAGGCTATAGGCGGTGCTTTGATAACCAATATATCTGTAGCTAAATTAACATCATCTATTGCTGCCGCTAATCCTGCAGGAGCAGGTGCAGGATAGCTTTTGGTAACATTTATTTTTCTAGGAGCATTTAGGTCATCTGTAAAAAACAACATATCATCCACTAAGTTGACTCCTGTAATAAGATACTTTGAATTAAAGTTTAAAGTAGTATTAACTCCACCCCCATCATTAATACTTATTACATGATAGGTGACAATATTTGTTTGGATATTAAAAGAAAGAATTAAATCTAACTTACCTGTAGATGCTCCTGCTACATTAAATGAAGGATCAGTTACAAACCAATATAAAGTTTCATTTACACCATCTTCAAAGGCTCCTATACATCTTGCTGATGTGCTAAGATCATATCCATTAAAAGATATAAGAGCAGGTGTTGCAAGTAAATTTCCTTTTGAGTTTTCTACTGAACCAATCTCTGTCTCTTCAGTAGAACCAAGCCGGACATTCATTGCATCAATGTATTCTCCGTTAGCCACAAGTCTCTCATCGACAGACTTGTTCATTCTACCCTTTATAAAATTCCTTTTTAAATTAGGCATATTACTTTATCCATTTGTCTCTTCCTCGTAGATTCATTAAGAGTCTACCCGGATGTATATTACTGATTCTGATTTTAGCATTACGAAGTAAAGCTGATTTGTTTTTCTGTGCTCTACGCACTATATACTCTTGTGCTCCAACCTTACTATTTAAAATAGCATATTGAATATAGGCATAAATAAAATCTTCAAACAACTTGTTAACTGTAATGTTTGCATCTACTCCACCTTCCATACCATCAGAAACATATTCCAATATACAAGTTTCTCCTGACATTTCCGAACTAAAGTTTATTACACCACCTTTATTATCAATTCTAAAGGTAGGATTACTGTTAGCGGTCTCTGTATTTAAACCATATCTAGCACCTATAGCATAATCAAAATACCAATTACCATCACAGCAGTAACCTTCTCTTCCGTTATAAGGACTTTGGTTGTTAAGGTAAATACTTTTCTTTGATCCTGTTATTCTATCAAAGTCAAGTTGTGAGTATTGAGGAGACAGTGCATTACCGCTTGCATCAAATAATATTCTACAATTATTATCTTGCAAGTATGCTGTTGCTCCATTAATCTGAATGTTTTCAGTCATTGGTCTTAGAACACCATCTTTATATAAAGATATTCTTACCCAATTAACATAGTCAGAAGGAAGTATAAAACGTAATGTGTCACATACAGTAAGCTCTAATGCTTTAATTTCTTTAAAGGCATCATAGTTTAATTCCTGTATTGCTCTTTTAGCGTGGAACAAAATTTTATATCTCTCTTCGTTGTTTATTAGTTCGTGGTTTCCACTATACATTAACATGAAGTTGTTAACAACATCTTCTAAACTAACGTATTGATATGAACCCCAATTAGCATTCTCAGGAAGATTCCCTGAGTTTTCGTAATATGCGTACTGTGATATATATGCCATGGTTATCTACTTTCTTCTTGAATGTTTTGTGTTTCTTCTGCTTTACCAAACTGTACTATGTCAGCTTCTCTTATTGAAACTCCTGCATACTGCAATATCTTTGAAACTAAATATGGCTCGTCAGACAAAGGTAACTCAAAATCTTGAAAGTCAGCTTGTGTAGAATTAAATACAGGTGTTCCACTTGCAAGAGTTATATAAGTCCACTTAGGATCTTTAGGATACCTAAAGTATTGACAGTTAACCTTTTGTGTTCCACTGCCATCTATAGTAGCAGGATATGCTGTGATAAGATCTCCTTCTAAAGTATATGCAGGGAAAGTTTCGTTAGGTGCTGTAAGTAAAGAATTGTTGAGCATAGTTATTTTAGTATGGTTTACCTTTTCCATTTCTCTTAATTGAGTTCCTGCTACTCCGGTATTAAACAATACTTTGTTGATAAGATAGTAATCACTACCTGTAGTCGCTGCTGTAGGTACACTAAAAGTATTTCCTACGTTTTGTGATAGGTTAGCACTAACTGAGAAATATTCTATTACCTCGGCTAGACCTTTCTTTA